CACCAGGAGCCGGAGCTGGTAGTCCTTGACCGCCTTGACCGCCTTGAGCGCCTGCCTGTGCTTGTTCACCCTGAAACTCTTTGACCTGTTGCAGTAATGCGTTGTAGGTGCTTTCATCCATCTGAGATACTTCCTGTACTGTTTGAATCACACGGGGATCTACTGCTAGACCTTGCATTCTTTCAATGAGTGGACCAGCCACGCCCATCTCCATCTTGCTTGCGATCTCAGCACGATCCGGCCATTCGAGAGCTTCGAGTAATTCCCTAATGCCTATGGCTCCAGCCTGGAATAACTCCAAGGCTTCTTCTCTTTGCTGCAGCCTAGACATGGGCATAGTTGAGCCGCTTACTACCTGGAAGTGAATTGGAACAATAGAGTCAGCTCCTATAAGACTACCTTGAGTTGGTACGCCATTCTCTATCAGGAAAAAGAAACGCTCTTCGGTGTACCAATTTTGCACATGAGAAATATACATTCTGCCGCGATCTCGAACCATGCGGCCATAGCTTCTGATTTTTCCTCTAACCATAGTTTGAGTATTTTCTAAGAGAGCAGCAACAGTCTTAAAGGCAAGCCGACCTTTCATTACCGATGGATCAGTAAGATCAAAGGTTCCAGCTATCTTGTCAAAAAGCTCACGATATACATTCAAGATAAGCTGAATATCATTTTGAACAGGTGGACTTTCCATGAAACGAATAGCTTTAGCAACTACACTATTCTTTGGATTAACAATACGAGCCGCATTACTAAAGTCAGAATTCGGAATCATTGTGTCTTTTGGATTAATCAATGGAGATCGAGCCATGCGGTCTTTCATGTAATTTAATTGGCTCATACATTTATCTATCTCAATATTGATTTGTTCCAACTGTTCTATTGCCGAATAACCCCAAGGGGATACCGGATCTTTTGTTGAAGGTGTTAGAGTAAAAGGAAATCTATTATAGAGAAAAGTTTGTGCCAGCTTGTCTTGAGGTAAAGTATGATTAATGCTTGGATTAGGTCTGTCATTCAGTATGACATCACCGCCATTGCAAGTCGTAACCACTCTAACAAAGCCTGGATATTTCGGGACTTTATCAACTAAGGGCGGCTCTGTGATTTCAAACTGGCCAGTTCCTAAATCTAATTCAGCTATGCCTTCATTCAACTGTTCCTTAACCATCGTGTAATCTTTAACCCATAGCTCCAGAATTAAGACTTCATCGCCACGGCCCATGACACTCAGGATTGCTGGATTACCTCTGAGAAAAGCATGATCGCGGGCAAAGTCTCCAAAAGTCCCTTGTGGTAATTGTCTGGAAGTACCGCCGTGGATCTCTCGCCTTAATTCTCCGAGTTGTTTTTTCCATTCGGCATCAGGCTGTATTAGCTTCTTCATGGATGGCCATTTGCGGCGGGCTTGATTCACAGGCATCGTATAGTAATGAAGAGCTGCTTCCCACTTTTCCGGCCTAGGTTCATTCAGCGGCCAAAAGGAAAAATTATGTGGATCAATTACTATAGTTTCAACTTCACCCAGGCCATTTTTTAGTGATGGATTGAATATGATCTTTTCAATGGTAGTGCCGTGGACTTCAGCCATTTTGACACTATCAGCAAATACACTTTGTTGCTCTGTGTCGTTCCACCAATACCGTGCTGTCGAATGTAATTTGTCAGCGACTTCATCATTTTCACCAACTACATCAAAGGTCGGGTTGTTATCTGTGAGAATGTTGGTGGTGCGCTCAACGTGGGTATTTATCAGACTAATAGAAGCTAATGGAATCGGAGCCGATTTGCCAGAGCGCCAATGATGATTGCGATACATTTCGTAATTTCGATGCCATTTTTGTGGCAGCCGCTTTCGATCCTTGTCTCTAATGGTAGCTTCAAGGATGGCGAATGCGGCATGGCCAACTTTCTCATTGCCTTCTGGCGGTATGAGCGAATTGACTTCTTGTGCTTCCTGCTCAGTCAAATCCGGCATGGCATCTTTTTTGACCTTTACATTCTCAGCCATTTTGATTTGCTCCTAATCTTTTTTGTAAAGCCATCTCAAGTGGCAGCCCGCATGGGCATACTTATTACCGCTTTTGTGGTTTACGATAGCTTCTTCACCACAACCACAGGGACAAAGCTCTATTACTATCTCTGGCTCTGGTTTCTTTTCGACCTTAATTATTTCAGTTGATCCATGAAGATAGAGCTCGTCGGCTTCCAATTCCTTACCAAAAACATGAGGTATAAAAAGATGAAGATCCCCTGGATCTTCGGTAACTGAGTGTGGACAAACTAAATCCATTCCCGTGGCATCTGGCCCAGGCATGGACCAGCTTTCACAGCCTACTCTTCGCTCGAACATGCTTCCCTTGAGTGGCAAGTCGAGATTCCCCACACAAGCGTTAGCAATCCATTGTCTGCATTTGGCACAGGCTATTTGTATTACCCTGCTCTCATGTTGATAATTTTCAATCGCAGCTAACATATTCATTTACAGTCCCTCATACGGCCTTGCTCGTTTCATCTCTTCCAATTCTTCATCGGAATAGCCCCCTTCTTCTGGCCCAAGCAAAGCCTTCTCAAAAATATCTTCTTCTGGCGGCTTCTCATCAGGCTTGAACGTACTCAAGCCCATCAGCGGATCTTCGCCCTGTGTCTTTCTGCCCAAAAGAAACCCAAAAAAAATGAGGATAATTGCTGTAATTATCCCCACTCCAAAAATGATTCCCGCCTGGAGAATCTGCTCACCTACCATAAATTTTCACCGTAATCCTCATCCAGAAAGATCATCCCATCTCGATCTGCAACCTCATCTTGCTTCATCGCTTTTGCAGCGTATCTCTGCCAAGGATCTTGATCTTCCGCTTTCTTCTCAGTATTCTCGATCCATTTCTGCTGCCATGTTTTCGGTTTGGTTTTCTTGATGTCAGGATAATAATCAGCAAAGGCCAGCATAAGAGCTTCGGCGCGATCCGGCGATCTAATGCCTTCTTTCTTCATGCGCTGCTTACTCCAAATCTGGACTCTTCCTCTTGAATCAAGCTCGTATTTCAATGATGCCAGCTCACGAATGAGAATCTTGTCATTAGGAATACTAATGTGGCCAATTTCAAAATATTCCCTGAGTTTCCAATACAGCTCTGATCGCTTATTGGCATAGAGCGTGGGATCGCTTGTAGCTTCGCGCACATCAATTCCCATCACATCTAAGCCTTGCTCCATCAGTCTTTCATAGACACCAATACCAACACCGCATACATCAATTCTGATGAGATCGGGTGGGATAGGCTGGCGCTTTCTGCCTTGGAAATTTCTGGTTTCAACTCCCCTTCGTGTCAGGCCGGAGATCCGGCCAGCCGCTTTCATACTTTCTTCTTTTTCATAAGCTACAAGGCCGATTACTCGCACACCTTTGAGGAAGCAAAAGACTGTATCATTGTCACCGCCTGCAGCTATATCAACACCAACTGAATCTACAACCCTATGTGATAACGGCTTGATGTATTCAATATCTCGATCAACCGCCGCTTGTATCCAAGGTAATGGAATAACTGTCGAATCGTCCATGATCGGAAATTCACCGAGTACATGAACACGATAAAAATTAGAAGTCTTGCCGCCAGGACGGTCAGCCATATTCTCTAGCCAAACCTTATTGCGGCCAACTAGCTCTGATTCTTCACTAGAGAAATGAAATGTTTTCCACGGCTTGTCAGCATATTCATGGTGCGTGGAATGAAAGAAGCCCCAAGTCCTAGTCGGATTGCCCACTAGAAGCGCCTTATTGCCAACATCAGTCATGGCTCCTTCCATAACATCAAATATTTCATCGGCAACTCCGCTGGCTTCATCGACAATAAAGATCATATTCTTTTCGTGAAAACCCTGAAAAGATTCTGATGCTTCCTTTCTAGCTACGCGGGCGACACTATACCATGTAGCTTTATGCTCTTTATTAAAGATTCTATCAGTAGTTAATTCAAATTTGTCAGAAAAGAAAGAATCCATTTGGCGATGCTGCTTAGTCAGCTCCGCCCATAGAACATCACGAAGTTGGTTTTCAGTCGGCGCAGTACAAGGAATGCGGCAATGTGGCCGCGTACACATATACCACCAGATAACCATCGAGAGCCCTGTAGTCTTGCCAATACCACGGCCTGATCGAGCAGAGACATGATCGCCAGCTTGGATAGCTGTGAGCATTTTAATCTGCTCATCCATCGGCTCAATGCCGATCACTTCTCTTGCAAACGCTACCGGATCTTCAACGTAAGGCTCAATCTTCAGCTCGTACAGTTTCTCTGGATTTCTTTTCTCCAGAACTGCGTCTATTAGCGACAGCTCTAACTGATCGAGCTTCCTGATCTCCGATGGTAATAGCGTTTCTTCTTCTGATAAGATCCTCAACGGTTTTCCCCTCAATGCCTTGGACTAAGACCATAACTTTATGATCGACTTCACCTTCAGTTTTAATCTGCTGCTGCTTGGGCTCTTTGCGCTTAATGATCTCATTGATAATCGCGTGGATCATAGACCTGTCGCGCAGCTCAACTGCTTCCGCAAGCAAGACCCTCATCAGATCCCAGGAGTCCTTCAGGAGCGCCTTACTGATCTCTTGCCCTGTTAATTCGCGCAGACCTTCAGCAATGCGATCAAAGTCAACGTGGCTCTTCTCTGCGACTTGCTTCAATCGCACAGCATCGACAACTAGATCCTCAATTGAAAATGCTGCCACATTTGCTTTTCTTTCTTTATTCTTATTTTGATTCGGTTTCGGCATTATAGATTGCCTATGTGAAAGATCACCAAGGCTGCAGCATTATAGCTGCCGTCAGATACGTCCATGCAGGGCTTGATGGGCTTACCTTGAAAATCCTTACGCCTACCGCTATCTTCAAAGGTTGCAGCGACACAATCTTTAGAGAAGATTATCGGCCCTGTCAGAGATCCTTCCCTGATAACGCATTTGTCTGTTCCTATTGCTGGCACAAAATCAATGCTGAGAATCGGAATGCCTGACGCTGCTTGTTCCGGCCATAGATCCTCTGCCACGAAATCAGTATCTATGCTACTCAGGGTAAGGAAACTGCCCCCTCTGGTAACTGTGTTAGCCATGATTGATCTCCTTCAGTTAAAAGGTTGCGGAAACGTCTGAGTAAAGAATTAATTGCATTATGTGTTCTACCCTGGCCCCTGAAGCCAATCTCTTCATCGTGCCAGTATCTTTCCATTGTTGGCACTAGATCCTGAAGCCAGCCCCCATCCCACCACTTACCGTGAATCATGTAGATTTGCTCTTCTGTGCCGGACAGGAGCAGATCACCCTTCTCGATCACTCCAGTTTCAGGTTTCATCTGCCAATGATGAATCCCTGTGAAAGTGTAGGGCGGCATACAGATCATTTTCTTATACTTGCCCATCTTGATTCCCAAGAGATTCAAGTAAAGAAAATCATCCCAAGCATCTATCCGCCTGGATTTATAAAGAGCATCAAACCAATCCAGGTTACGAGTATCAAGAAAAATAGGCACAGTAGTATGGATTTGAGGATAGGGCCATTCGTCTTTATCCAGCCAGCAATCATATTGTTCCTGATACTTTTTATTGAAATTGATAATCATGCCATTGCTGCCAGTAACAATCAGCCCCTTACTGCCAGCCAGAAAGAAAACATCTACATTGGCTTCCAGAAACATATCGGCATCGAGCAAGCAGATCGAATCATACTCATGGCCGATTTCACATGCCACGCGGAATCGCTCGATAGCTGTTTGATGAGTCTGATTTTCACCTTCTGTTTCAATAACCCTTATCGTGAATGAATATGCCTTGAGTGATTCGAGAAACCATTCCGGCATACGAAATGAAATCAGGATAACGTCATGCTCATTGTCAAGCCGTTTCAGGCTATTGAACATTGCCACAAGGCCAGGAATATAATTCGCGCTGGCCGCCACGATGAAAGCGTAATTAGAGCCCATAGATAATCTCCGCTATTCTCTGTCCAGCCTGTCCGTCCTGGCCGTGATCGAAAGGAAACTCTGCCCAAGTGGTTTGAAACGCTCCACTTATATTTGAATGACCAGCTAGGAAAACATGACCATAATTTACGAATTGCGGAAATTCAGTCTTATCTCTTAACAGTACACAGCGTTTTCCAAGCCAAACAGCTTCGCGCTGTATCCCACCTGAATCTGTGAAAATCATATCAGCGCCAAGCTGCAGACTTAACATTGACAGATAATCAACTGGATCTATGATTTCTATATTTTTGTATTCCTTGTCCACCTTGATCCGTGGATGCTTGGGGAAAATAACTCGCTTTTCTAATGAATTCAGGGCATCCAGAATTTCCTCAATATGCTCATTTGCGTTTGCTTCCCTGTGTATTGTTGCCAGGAAGTAGTTACCCGCCATCGGTTTAATCTGACCCACATAAGAAAGGAATAAGTCATACAGCAAATCACCTACCACATGGGCTTTACCAAGACACCCTTCAGAAATAAGCTGAAATTTAGATTTATGATCGACACAAAAATTAACCGCAGCCAAATGATCTGTTAGCTTGCGGTTTCTTTCTTCCGGCATATTCATATCAAAACATCTCAAACCAGCTTCGATATGAATCACAGGTATTTTGAGAAAATTGGCTGCTAAAGCGCCGCCCAATGTAGAATTGCAATCACCTATAACAATTACATAATCTGGCTGCCTTGCTTGCAAAAGTAGCGTTAGCTCACGGATAAGACATTCAAATTGGTGAGCTGCCTTTTTATGCCCACAGCCAAGAAGATGATCCGGCTCTCTCAGTTTCAAGCCATCCCATATCTGCTTTGACAGCCCATAGTCATAGTGCTGCCCTGTATGAACCAAAATATCATCAAGATCAAGCGCAGCCGCCTTGATGAATTGTGGTCTAGTGCCAACAATGGTAACTACTGTTTGCCGTCCCACTCGTCCACGCCCTCTGTCCAGACCACTCGACAATCTCTATTGAAGAAATTCCACATCTGATTGAAAATCAAATGGTTGTGCATACAGTTTGGATTGTCTGGAGCCAGGTATCTTTTGCAGACTCCAGCGATCCAGTATTTTCTATGGAATGAATTCATTCGTTGCTCGTTGTAGAATATCTTGTCACCATCCCTGACAACTTTTCCTTGAGAGCTGAGATTGAAAACCCAAAGATTGCCAGGAACAACATTGACTTTCTGATCCCAATCGCGCAGCGAATAGTTGAGTCCATCCATCCAGCTCAATCTGCAATCATCCCTTTCCTGATACTCAAAATTTGTGGCCAGAAGCCCTCTATGGCTTGGCGTAAAGATGGCTGGTATATCAGCATAAGGAACCATCCAAGTGTGAACATAAGGGTGTTCTCCCTTTGGTGTCATTCGTGAATAATCCGCGCAGCCTTGCTCATTGGTAGAGAGAACGGGATTGTGTGTCTTTACAGCAACATCGAACCAATGTGTGTAGTCATTCAAGGGACACACATCAGCTCCGCTTATCTGTACTGCGTCATAATCATTGAGCAATTCAATGGCACGATTGGGCGGAGCGTATCTGCAATACCATCCTGCATTCATTGATTGGGGCCAGAAACTAGGCTCCAGGGCTTCAAAGGTCACATTCGGCCATTGATCTTTGTAATCTTGGGGGAGATCAAAATTGACCATGATTACATAAGGATCAATGTGGCCCATCCCATAGTGCTCTAAAGCGTTCAGGAGCCCGTTTGTTCCTGGCATGTATCCAGCCGTGGTACTAAAAACTATAGCGTATCGAGCCATTCTTTCACCGTTCCATTTTCATAGTGATCCACATGAGCTGCAGCAATATCTAAGTGCTTCACATAATCCGTGACCGCGTGATTCCGTTCCAAGTAAAACGTCCTTGTAGGCATGATTGATAGAGCAGTAACAAAAGGGCCAGAAGCGATGCCGACAAAGGCGAAAGAATTTTGTATAAGCCCAATGAGATTATTGAGATTAGCATTACAGTACCGTACATGACGATCAATGAAGCCATACCGAGTATTAACAGGATTGTGAAACAAATGCCTAAAATGGGCTTCAATAGGGATCTTGCCAGCATCTAAACACTCCTGCCAGATTTGCCGCGCTACCTCTTCTGGACAATTCACAGAATTAGGTAGCGCCGTACCTTGGAAATGCAGAGAAACAATTGGTGAATCTACTTTTGGAAGCGGCGCAATTTCGGAAAAAGGTTCAATTCCTAGCTCATCTATGCAGCATTTCTGCGCCTTAGTGAGTCCAGATCCCTCTGCCATAGGAAAATCAAGATGGAAAACATAGTCGTGATCCGGTCCCTCTTTGTCAGGAAATGATTCAAAGATACATTCCTGGCCACATTCAAGATAGAGATCGAAATTCGTTTGTGGGTAGAGATCCTGCAGCCGCCAGAAGATCGGCATGAACATCAGCGTATCGCCCCATCCATGACCAAATCGAATCAGGACACGCTGCCCTGGCTCAAGATACTCAACCAGCTTCTTCTCGTGGTACTCGCCAATCAAAGTTTAGCTTGCCCCCTTCGTAATACATTTTCACCGCGTCAGCGATCATATAGGGCTTAATCATGCTGAAACATTTAGGAGCGCCATTTTCCATCGTCAGGCATTTCGTGTGGCCCCCACCACGCCAGCAGCCATCCCACTCACAGCATTCAAGGCAACCGTTAGTGTAGAGATAGCGTCCATGAGGATAAAGATGCCAGCGCACACCTTCTTTGCCTGCTGCCACGCAGACATAGGGCTTCTGGAGTGCTGCAGCCATAACGAATTGAAAGCTGATTGGGCCTATTGTTCCCTCAGACCAATGGCATAATCTTATGAGTTGCCGGAGATCCGTCTTGCCTACCAGGGAAAGAACACCTGTAAGGTCTGGATGATTGTGGGCATCATGGCCGATCTGGACTATCTTTATTCTGTTGTCAAAGAACCTTGTGAGAATGTCAACGACTTCCTGCCAGCGATGATATTGCTTCAAGGCATTGTCCGGCTTGCTTCCGGCATTAAGCAGCCAGAATTTATCGCGCCAGCCGAACTCAACTTCAGCCTGATTTATCCAGCTTTTCTCATCATCACTCAGCCAGAGCTCCGGCAAGATCCCTGAAGATTGGATCTTGAGATCGAGCTTCTTTTCAATATCCAGCCTGAAGCCATCGCTGAAATGAATCCCTGTAATTCCGCTTTGATGAATGGCATCATAGCCAATATCGAATTGTTCTACCTCTTCATCATTCTCATCTAGCGGGTGAAGCCAGGGGTTGTTTTCCCAAACTTCAGCGCAGGGACTTCTTACATCAACGAGAAAGTCAGGAAAAGAATGGCAAAGATCAGCGACAGCCCTAGTCATGGTCAAAACATCACCTGGGCTCTGTCCGTTTCTAAGTATTAGTTTCCTCATCTATTTCCAGGGTTTCGGGAAGAACCTCTTTAGAAAGATGTTCCAGGCTTATCATAATATCTTCCCGTGGGAAGTTGTGCGTTAAGTAATAATGCTGAATCGTTTCCTCTTCGTCCATGTAGCTGATTGTGATGAACATCTTGCCAGCGGCAAGAGCCTTCTGGAGCTGCTTTCGCATTTCAATGAAATCTAGCATTGGGATCTCCCAAAAAGAAAAGTGGTTACATCTATGCGTGGGGGGCATTCAATATCATCTTTAGCCAAGGGGCTAAATCCAAACTTATCAAAGAGCGCAACCAGGGAATCTTGAGTGAAATAATGTAAGTGTTCCCCTGGCTTAAAATGCTTCCACATTCTCAAACCATCTTCCGGCACAATCGGGACCGTGCAAGCTACATGCTTGGCCAGCATCATTACGGGCTCTATCTCTTTAAAGTCTCTAATATGCTCCAGAACGTCCCAAAAACAGATAACGTCATAGGCTACTATGTCGATCCCTGTTTGTGGATACAGGCCCAAATCATAGCTCCAGACGGTCACTCCTGGGGGCCGCCAAGCCCTGAACCAGCCAACACCTGAACCATAGTCCAGTACGTTGTCGAGCTGCTTAATGTGATCGCCTAGAAACCGCCAGCGCCTTTCACTAATATCTTGAGCCGTGGCGCTGTGAATCCTCAGTAAATTTTCGTAGTAGTTGAGATCGTACATAGCCTGATTCTAACTAAGCAAAATTCGATTGCAAGCCCTAAGTCGATGTTGAACTGGAAGATGAAGAACTCG